GCAAAGTCGTAGGATCCAATTCCAACTCCTTCTGCAGCACCTTGAATAATTGGTTTTGCTGTAACTGTTCCGCTTCTAGATAGAGTTGCAATTTGCTGCATCTCTAAACGCATACCATTTAATGCTGTTGTTAAAACTTTTGCTGCTGTAGCGTCTGAATAAAATGTTTTTTCTACTAATGCTCCAGCTTCATTTGCTGCCTTCATTTCTGGAGTAAGTAATTTAAATCCTTCAGCATGACTAAAAAATGCCCTAATTCCAGCAAAGCCTTTCATCACATAACCCAGGAAGTTTGCAAATACACCAGTTAACATAATAATTGGCCCAGCTACTGCTGTAAGTCCGCCAAGCAACGTAACCATTTTTTTAATTGGATCTGGCATTTTATTAAATGCATTTACAACGCCATCTGCAAAGTTAAGGAGTCTTGTTGCAATTCCCAAGAACTGCTCTCCAACTGTTGCTAAGTCTGCTTTCAAAGATTCCAAAGCTCTCTTATATCTACCTGAAGCAGACTCGGTAACCATTCCTAATTCTCGACCAGCTACTTGAGCAAGCTCTTCTGTGCTTGCCTTCATAAGATCTAAAACTTCTAGAGTTTGGCTTCCTTTCTTACCTAGATTATCAAATAGTGCTCCCATACGAGCAAACTGATATTTACCAAACAATGTTTCAATAGCCTGTTGTTTTTGTAATGGATTTAATTTTTCCATTGCTTTTTGCAATTCCATAATTGTTGCTGTTATATTTCCAGCATTGCCTTCTACAATTTGAGTTAAATTAATTCCAAGTCCAGCGAACTGCTCTTTAGCAACCTTTGTAGGATTAATCAGAGAAGCAAGTGCTGATTTTAATCCGTTTGCAGCTGATGCTGCATCTACTCCGCCTTCTTTCATTGCAACCATCATTAAAGCAAGATCTTCTACTCCGCCACCAAGACCTTTAACAACTGTACCAGCTCTAGGAATTGCTTCAACCAAATCTTGAAGAGTTGTAGAGGTTTGGTTTTCTACTGCGTTTAAAAAGTTAATTGATTTTGCAAGGCCTTCTGTATTTTGCTTAAATGCATTTTGAATTGCAAGTGTTGCTTTCATCGCTTCTTGTTTATCAACTTCACCAAGTACCGATAGTCTTGTAGTTTCACGAATTGATCCCAGAAGCTCATTTCCAGTTTTTCCTGTTGCTGCAATATCTGCTGCTAAGCTCAGAGTTTCTTTAAAAGAAACTCCATAAGATGAAGAAAGATCTCTTGCTGTTGCAATTGCATCTGCTCTTACTTTAGCTAGTTCTGAATTTGATGTTTGTGCTAGTCCGCCATAGACCTTTGTAAGTCTTACTAATTCTTGATCTGCTTCTCTAAAAGCTTTTGAAGCAGCGGCGCCAAAAGCTGCCATTGGAACTGTAAGGCCAACTGTTAACTGGCGTCCAGCCCACTGTGTATTTTTACCCCAGTTGATTAACTGATTAGAACCTTCTTGCATAACCTTATTAAGAATAGACATTTCAGTTCTTGCAATTTTTGTTTTATTTGCAAGTTCATTAATACCTGTTGGGACGTGTACATTGAATTGCATTTGTCCTTGTTGGTTTCTGCCCATTGGCTGAACAATTGCATTCTGTAATGCTGTTTGTTGTTTTGCAAGATCACGAATCATACCACCAGCCTGGCGATGATATTGCTGCCAGTGCTGATAGTAATCTCTTAATTTTAACTTTCCTGCATCTAAAGCTTTTCCAAACTTTTCAGTATCCCCTGCTAGTGTTACAAAGTGGGTATTGAATTGATTACTTTTTCTAAGGATATCTGAGAAAGCATTATTTGTTGCAGCTATCTGTTGAGTAAGCGCAACATTTGAAGATCCAAGTTTTTGCTGTAAAAGTGTGAGCTGTGATACTGCTTTATGTATCTGACTTATTAAGCCAGAAAAATCAGCATTAGCGGTTATATTAGTATTAATATTTTCTGACACTTATTACTCCTCGGTATACCCCAAGCCCTGGTTTATACCAAAACCTTTTGAGGCGGCGGCATTACCACGAAGTCCGATGATATCGTTTTGCAAACCGTTAATTCCTTGTGCTCTCATTTGAATTTCTTCAAAAGTTGAGTGTTCGCTTTCTTCCTCAACCGTTGCATCCTCCCCTAGATTTATTCCTTGCAGTGAAGCTTGGAACTTTCTATCTTCATCTTCCTTTTTGCTTATACCTTTTAATAGTTGTACAAGCTCTGGCATTGAAAGACTATCTTCTAACTCTTCAAAGTTTTTCCATTTACCTATAAGAAAAACTTGCGCTTCTAAGGCGGCTAGATCTAGTTCTGACCAGCCAGAACTGCTGCCGCCAGAAGATTTGGGTCGTCCATCTTCATTCCGCCACATACCTCAAGAATACGATTGATTGTTGGAACGTCCAACGCATCTTCGAATGCATCCTTGTCTGCGACAAGCTCTGGCAATTGTTTTTCTAGTGCAACACCACATGCTTCAATAAGAATGTTTAGAGTGTCGTCTTCTCCTGTAACGTCTGCTGTCTTCTGAATGACAGTCATGAATTTTCTGAGCTCTTTAATTGTGAGCGGTTTTAGTTTGACTCTTGCGCCATTTTGTAGTTCGATTTCTTGTACATCGTAAACTGTTGTTGCCAATTTATCCTCCTAGGATCGTCATTATCATTATAGCAAAAATATCTGCATAAGCAAATAACAAACCCCCATTTCTGGGGGTCTGTTTTCAATATTAAATTGTTATTTAATTATTAATTACGCTTCAATCAAACGGTCAATAATCTTGCCGTATTCTGCCCCTGCGTATGCTGCATCAGGTAGAAGACGGAAGGTTACTGGAAATACTGTTGGGTTGTTACGTGCTAGTGTGAATTGTGACTGTTGTACAGAAAGTACACGACGTGCATAATATACACGCTCACGCTTCTTATTAGCTGCTGAACGTGGTGCAAGACCGACAGCGATTAGCTGGCGCTCTGTAGGCTCCTGTCCAAGTGCTCCTGCTTCCAATCCGAGTGCGTCGTTTGAAAGAGTAGATGCTCCTTGACCGAATACCTTAAGAACGTTCTCAAGTGTTGCTTCAGTTAGTTCTGTTGCAAGCATAACTTCCATTGACTCCTTGAACAGCTTTGCTGTGTCAAGAAGCTGATCTACTGTTACTGAACCGTATGTTGGGTTGTAAGTAATTTGTAGACCGTTATTTGTGTATCCAACGTTTGCGTAAGCTGATGTTAGTCCACCCTTAAGTTCACGAGTTGCCTCATCATAAATTGATGTGTTAGCAGTTACGTTTGATCCTTCTGGAAGAACTGTTGCGTAAGATGATTCTGTTGAATCCTTCTTTGATAGGAACAGTGGTGCTGCTCCAACAATAATATTCTTAGCTTCAAATGCCATTTATTTCCACCTCCTGGAAAGTTTAAAAAATTTTGTAAAATCAGTGCTGGCTAGGCGGTGTTTCCTCTTAGTACAATAATAGGCTAGATTGCTTCATAAAGCAAGGCTAGTTAAACCTGCCGCTGACAGATACATCCCTTGAATACTTGATTTCTACTATCACATCTGTAGAGAGGAATCCTAGGACCTCATCTGAAGGTGCTGTAGGAGAAATGTCTCCAATATATACAGTGTGGAATCTAAATTTTGAAGAATTACCAATAAATTTGTTGATATCTCTAGCAGACTCATCTGATCTTCTAAATAGGTCTATAATAAAGTTTCTCATTTCGTTGATTTCTGAGATGTCTGTGGCATATAGGGTAAACATTACCTGCTCACTGCATATAAGCCAAGTATCATCATAAGAGATTCCAGTCTTATCATATACAATATGCTTCTTCCCGCTCAAAAATTGATTCATCTCAGGAAGCTGTTGTACTGGGATAAGGGGGATTATTGTCTCGTTTATATTGTCTGAGTAATAGTCGGTCTCATCAAAAATATTTGCTGACTTAAACTCATCCCATAAAAATTTTCTAAGTTCATTTACTGCATCCAGTTTATAATTTGTCATTACATATTCCTTCCATTTGACTGCACAGCCGCTTGTGCAAGATTCTTTACAGATGAAGGAGAATAGCTATAAGCTTTTGCTCTTACAGTAGGTGGCAACGACATTGATTTTCTTGTGACAAGGTAAAATGCCTGCTCTACGCCAGAACTCTTAATTGAATTTTGAATTAGGTTTCCACGCACAAAGAACTTATAGGTATTTGCAAACCCCATCTTTACTTGTTTTCCGCCTGGGTTTTGAACCTTTACTGAACGACCTTGCTGCAAAACAATATTCTTTCCATCAATCATAAAAGCAAGTCTTCCTGTAGAAGTTCTTGGACTAATTAAAACTGGCTTACCAGCTTCCATAACAAATGCTTTGGCCTTAAAAACATAAGATTTTCCACCAGATGTTTTCTTTGGAACTGGCAACTTAGACATATTAAACTTATAAGACATTGAAAAATTAAATCCACCTTTTTCTTCTTTTGTTATTTGAAAAAGTCTACCAGACATTTCTCCAGTTTTACCCCACTCATAAACATGGTGCAGAGACTTTGGTTTGGATCTTGCTTGCATATCAATATAGCTTCCTAGATCTTTATTTATCTGGTTATAGATTTTATTTACAAAACCTTTTTGAATGCAGTCCTCAGTTGTCATATGTGACATAACTTGTGTTTGGTAATAAAGGGCCGCAGAAATTTTTTGAACAGTTCCCCCATGGTCTAAGACACCTGATGGCTTAGAGCCTCTCATAAGGCCTCCTAGGGCGTTAGAAGCGGACTGTAGGGCTGCTACATTAGTCGCCAATTGTCTGATTCTCCGATCTCTGTGCCAATAAGTTATATCCAAGCACATTTCCAAATGGGTCAGTAATTGGCGTATTGCCAACTATTTCAAAAACTGTAGGGGTATTTGTAGGGTAATTTAATTCAAACCAAATAACATGGCCTTCGTTATTTCTAATATTGGTTATCTTATCTCTATGCGATACAAATTTGTCTACACGTATTTGAATAAATTCTGTGTCTTTAAATCTTGTTGTATACTTTTGCTTATCTGATCCGCCGCTAGAAGACCTTATACTGCCTTTAGCAAAGCAAGACAGGGTCTTTGTAAAAGCCCATGTTTTTCTTAAAGCCCCAGTATCTTCATCTTGTGCATCAATCTGAGAATAAACATCTGCCTTCATTGACAGTATTGAGCCAACTAGGTCTAAGCTCATTAAATCACCAGCATTTGTTTGATAACATAATTAGAAAGAATGTTATCTACAAAAAAGTTTCCTGTTCCATTGTATACCTGTGGGTCAAATTCAAATTGCCAGTCAAAGGTAGATATGCTTTTAACATACTTGTGCTTCCACTGAGTATCTTTATTAAAGAAATCTTTCATCAGCTCTATTGTTGCAATTGATACTTCGTCTGGAACATAATCCCAACCAAATTTACCCTGAATTCTATATGCCACGCCTTTTTGAAAGAAACCTTGAAATCCCATATCGTAAACAGTTGGTGAAACCATTCCATTTGCAAGGTACACGGTATTATCTCTAGTGATTGAATCTGCACGATCAACCTTTAACCCATATCCGCTTGCTACTGGGATAATGCTGTATCCAATATTATTAACGTTATTTGGTTTGTCTATTAAAAGAATATCATTTGCGTATAGCTCATGCAGGCTATTAATTTTATATAGCGTCTGGATTGAATCGTCTCCAGCTCCGTATACTGTCACTACATCATCATAGATATAGAAAAAATCATTTGTGTAGTTCTCAATAAGCTTTCTTGCGTATTTTTCTGCTAGCATCAACTCTTCATACGACTTATAATTTTCATCACTTGGGTCAACACCAATTCCAAGGGAATCTATGGCTTCTGAAACATTTACGTATGGAGTAACTACATCAACGTATGTTGTATTGCTTCCAGCATTTCCGCTTACCTGATATGACCAAACAAGCTTTAGCTTTCTGCTTCTAGAGGTTACAGAAAATGGCATTACTAATTCGTAGTTGCCATTATCTGTCTCTAAGTTTGTGGCAGTATATGTTCCAATTGCTATTGTTGGGCTTACTAACGGCCTAACTGCTGGGTCTTGGGTTACATCGTAAACAGTAACGGTTACGCTACCATCTGCATCTACTGGCTGACCTCCCCAGTAAATCTTTTGACGTATCGCACCGTTACTATTTACGTATAATTCTGCCATTTTAAATTTCCGTTAAGCGTAGAAGTCTTGGACCTCTGTTGCTGTTGCTAAACGAAAACCCTCCTCTTTTTCAAAAATTTCTTCTGCTTTAACTGAAGGTATTGCTACAAACGGGTGTTCCTTTGTAAATGTGAATCCAAGAGTTTCGTAACTAAAATTAGCTCTTGTCATCTTTACTAAAACAGTGTCTTCTGGTAGTTCCTTCTTTGGATCAAACTTCGGAAGGACCTCTTCAATCTCTATTGCTTCGTCTTCAATTTTTTTAATTGTTTTTTGGTATACATCCCATGTAACGCCTTCTTCTGCGAGGGCTGCAACTATTTCCGCTTTGTTCTTTGAGTTTGGTAATTCTACTGCAAATTCTTCGGCAATCTGTCGAAGCTCAGCAATTTTTAATGTCGTAAATGACATACATTCTCCTTTGTTCTCATTAATTATAGCATTTGAATGTTAAAAGGTAAAGACCCCTGAAATATAAATTCCAGGGGTCTTTAATAGTATTTCCTTAAATTAGGAAGCTACCTTAACGTTCTTTACGACTACCCAAGCATCTGCTTGTTCAATCTGAACGCCTACACGAGTGTAGAGTGTGTACTCAACTGAGTCCTTGCGTGGCCAGAAGAATCTGTATACAGTTACATCACGCTTAATTCCAATAACTACGTTATTTGGGAATGAAAGGTGGATGTCACCGTGATCTCCTGATGCACCTGAATGTGTACCAGTTTGAGTTTCCTTAAGAAGTGGAACTTCAACGATTGGAATACCGAATGCAAATGGTGCTACATAACCAGCTGGTCCACCTAGTGGAGCCACATCGCCACGGATAACGCTTGATGCGATATCTTGTGGGATTGTCTGATTTGTACCAATGCTTTGCTGGTATAGGAAGTCCTGGATAAGGTTAGATCCTGAAAGGAAGCGTAGGTCTGTACGACGTTGCTTGTACTTACGTGGAAGTGCCTTTAGTGCGCTGTTGAATACTGCACGAGAGATATTTGCTCCCGCTGCATCAACAACACGTCCATTGCTCTTTGCTCTCTTAACAACTCCATCAAATGCCTTGTATAGGTTATCTGATGATAGTGAAGTATCTCCATTGAGGACTAGGTCTTCAATGTCGTTACCTGCTTGTGTTGCCATAAGACGTGCGATGTGATCTTCAAGATCTGGACCTTCGATGTTGTCTTCTAGAGACTCTGTTGAAAGTTCCCAATCTAGACGAAGCTTCTTTGTAGTCAAAGAAATCTTCGAGAATGTTACGCCTGCGTTTGATCCTGTATCTTCAGCTTCTGAAGCGACTCTCATCAACTTCTCGCCTACTCCAATACGATCAATCTCAGTTGTGTCTGCCTTCATTCTGACTGTACGTGCTACTTTACCGATAACGGTTGCATCAAATACATAGTCTAGGAAGCGAGCTGACTGCTCTGGATTTAGGAGACCACCTGTTTGGGTAGCTCCGACGTGAATGCCCGACCCTGACAGGGCCTGACCATTCATAGATGTAGTTGCAGTAGTATTTGCTGCTACTGCTTTTTCTAATAGTTCATTACTCATTATATTTTCACCTGCCTTTTTTAATTTAAAATGTCGTTCACGGAACCGAGGAAAGCGCCATGCCACTTAGATTTCTTTACAAACTCTGTTGACCCGCCAAGGTCCGCAGACTTCTTTATTGCTGTGTCGCCTTCTACGGCGTCGATTCTTTTTTCTACTGAACCGATTGTTTCACGAATACCTTTTACAGTCTCGCTTAAATTGTTGTGCTGTTCTGCCAAATCCACGATTCTTGCTTCAACACTCTTGCTAAAGGATTCTACAGTGTTTTTAACGTCTGCAACTTGAGCTGCATTTGTTTCTGCTGCCTTGCTAAGTGTATCGGACAAGAAGCCCTTAAGATCCCCTAGCATCTTTGCAAAATCAAGCTCTTCTGAAGCTGCTTCTGCTGCTGGTTCTCCTGCGGTATCGGCGGCAACTGAATCATCAGCTGGTGCTGAATCTTCTGCAACTGCTGGTGCCTCTGCTGCTGCTGGTGCTTCTGCTACTGGAGCTTCTGCAACTGCGTCTGCGACTGGTGCATCAACTGTTGTTTCTTCTGTCATTGTTGTTTCTTCTGACATTGTTGTACCTCCTTTATTTACTTCGGTGTTGTTTTCAAGTTCGTTTGCAGAACCAGAAATTTTGTTTATGTGTTGTTCGTATATATAACGAACTGCGTCCGCCTTGTTAACATCATTGTTTTCAATCCAACCAATAATCTCCATGTTCTTGTCACATGCTGTGCAATTACGAGATTCAAGTTGTTCTGAGACAACAATATTATCTGCTTCGCAAAAGAATACATTAGCTGCTAATGTTTCTGCTGCAATACCTTTGAATACTAATT